TGGAACGGGTGGAGAAGAAGGTCGAAGACCAGACAGGAGTTGATCTGTGATGACAATTGGAGGCGCGATGATCGTGATAATCGTGGACGACGATGTGGTCGGCTGCAACGTGGACTTCACGGCAGACCCGACCACCGACGAGGAGATTCCGCCCCTCCTGGATCCGGGCAGCCGTGATCGCACTGAGGACGAGGAGGGTAGGCGCCGTGCCATATGACGTAGGGATGGCCAATCGGCTGCGGGCCGCAGGGCTCCAGGTCAAGGAGGTTGCTGGCTGGCAGCGGCGCGGCAACCGTGCTGGCAGCAACTTCTTCCCGCGCGGGCTCGTGGTGCATCACACGGCCGGCGCACCGCCGCGTCTGGGCACCGCGCCTTCGCTGCGCGTCTGCATCCAGGGGCACGGCTCCCTGCCTGGGCCGCTGTGCAACATCTACATGGACTACAACGGCGTGATCTACACCGTCGCGGCAGGGGCGGCCAATCACGCGGGCAGGCCGGACGGCGGCTCCTGGCAGGGGATGACCGGCAACTCGAAGGCTTGGGGGTTCGAGATCGAGCACCCGGGCACCTACCCGTTGGAGGCCGACCGCACGGAGATCGCTGCCCGTGCGGTCGCTGCCATCATCAAGGGCACCGCCGATGAGAACATGGTGCCCTATCACAAGGAGTGGGCGTCGAGCCGCAAGATCGACCTGGCAACCTGGCCCAGCCCGGATGAGTTCCGGGGCAAGGTGGCCGACTACCTGAAGGGGAGGGAGATCGACGTGAGCGTTGGCTACCCGGCATGGTTCTGGGACTGGTCGAACTGGTACCTGACGACCGATCGGGTGCCCGAGCATCGCCCCGACTCCGCTCCCGACACCATTCCGTCCTGGGCCTGGGACGGCCTGGCAGAGATCGAGGCCGTCGGCAAGCGGTACGGCATGACCGGCGGTGAGCGCGACTGGATCAGCTGGTACGAGGGCGGCAAGGAGGGCGAGCGCCCGAACGTGCCGCAGACCATCCCCGACCGTTGGTGGGACGATCAGGAGTTCGTCCACAACTGGGACGACACCACCTGAAACCCGCGATTAGCGGGCAGGTTGTGTTTCCCACCGGATCGGGTATACTACCCGTCCCGACCGAAAGGAGCAAGATGGGCAGGCGTGAAGACCGCGAGCGCGAGGAGCGCGAGGAAGCGAATGCCGTCCAGGGCACCCGCGCCACACAGGAGGGCGAGGAGCAGGTCGAGACCATCCCCGCCCCGGGCGGCCCGGAGACCCAGAACGTCGTCAACCAGCCGCAGACGCCGCCGACGACCTCGACGCAGCCGGTGCAGCCCGGCCACACGTCCGCCGAGCCGGTCATGATGGGCCAGAACCCGGACGACCTGACGGCGCAGGCGCAGGAGGAGGCCGAGAAGCGCCAGCGGCAGGAGGGCCAGGAGGATGCCGAAGGGTAGCAGGCCCGCACGGCCCGAACGACCGATCTACCTGACCATCAACGTCTTCCTCCCGAGTGAGGCAGACACCAACGAAGGAGACGAACAGATCATGGCCAAGGTCGATGACCTCCAGACCTCGATCGACGAGCTGGAAGCGGCAATCCGGGAGTTCCTGACCGGCGCCGGCACTGGCGTCGCCGCGATCCAGGCAGAGCTGGACGCCCTCCGCGCCGACGACGCGGTGGAGGACACCAAGCTCGACAGCATGAAGAACGCCGTCCAGAACCTCACGCAGCTGGTCAAGACGCTGCGTGACGACGCCGGCGAGGCCCTCCCCGATGGCGGCGAGTCGCTGCCGCCGGTGCCCGACCAGACGCTGCCGGGTGACCAGCCGCATCCCGACCAGACGCTGCCCGGCGATCTGCCGCCCGACGCGCAGGCCCGGCGCCCGCGCCAGTAGCTCGACGTGCGCGCGTCGGCGGATGGATAGGTAAGGGTCTGGTGAACGGGGCCAGGCGGCGCGCGTAACACCAGTCACAGGGTAAGCTGCACAAAAGCCCTGCATAACTGGGACTTGACTAGCCTCCTGTTCGTGTGCTACGATCAACGCACACGGACAGGAGGTTAGACATGGCACGAAAGGCACGGACGAAGGGCGATATCCGCACCCTGGCGGACGCCTACGTCAACGCCAGCGGCCGCGAGGCCAAGGCCGAGGCCCGGCGCGCGCTGCGCCCGCTGGTCTTCGACATGCGCGAGGGCGGCGCGTCCTGGGGCGAGATCGTCGAGGCCGTCGGCTGGGACTACACGGACGCGGAGGGTCGCCTCCAGTTCCTGTACTTCCAGGAGGATGCCGAGCGCGACGAGTCGCTCCAGATCAACTTCCGCAGTCGCGCCGACCTTGGCAAGAAGGTCGTCAAGGCGCGCGACGGCCAGAAGCTGTCCTGGGGCAAGATCGCCGCGTACGCTCGCGACGCCGAGGGCAACGAGGTCAGCGAGTCGCTGGTCAAGGCGGTGTACGAGGAGGCCAGCGGCAAGTCGGTGGTCGGCAACCGCATCGGCAAGGGCGGCCGGCTGGTCGGCGACGGCAACGGTGCCGCGACGCGGCGCCCCGCCAAGACCGCGCCGAAGGTGAAGGCCAACGGACGCAAGGCTGCGGCCGAGGCGCCCGCTGCCAAGCCGACGGGTCGGCGTGCGCGCACGCTGCCCGAGGCCGCGCCGACCAAGACCGGCGGCAAGCGGCGCACGGCCAAGCCGGCCGTGACGGCGGACACCGCCCGCACGACCCGCAAGACCAAGGCCGCTCCGGTGCGCGCGCCGCGCCGGCCGGCTCGCGTCGTGGCCGAGTAGCCCTTCCGACGCGCACTCGGCCCGAGCCAGCGCCCCGTCCCTTTCCATGCAGTCGAGGGGCGGGGCGTTGGTCTGCTTGCATGCGCTCCCGGGGGTAAGCCGTAACACGATTGTAACGCACGACTCCCGCGCGGTGTGCTACGCTCCTCAAACGTGATCCGTCATCCCGGCGGACGCGAGGCGACAAGGAGCGTACGACGTAATGGCTGACAATGACTACATGGACGACCCGCTCGCGGGCGTCGGGCAGATCGGGAGGATTGAGGTCGCACTGCCAAGCGCAGAGCCGCCTCCGAGCGACCGCCAGAGGGTCTACATCTCGGACCTCTGCAACGAGCGCGGGCTCCCCATCCCCGACGTGAAGACGCGGCGCGAGGCGAGTGACCTCATCACCAAGCTGAAGGGCATGCCTCGCTTCCCGCAGGGCGTGACCATCAAGCGCGTCGATGTCTACGCGGACCCGAGCGCGGAGGACAGCGACGAAGCGACCAGTCACTACTTCGCGCTCGTGATCGACGGCGTGTCCATTCCCGTCGGCAAGTACGCGCTGAAGAACGCGCCGACCAACACCGAGAACGACGTCTCGTTCTGGTCGGTCTGGGTCAATGAGCCGGGCACGGTCTGGCGGCTGAAGCAGGTTGTCGGCCCGTACCTGGAGAGCGTGCAGCAGAGCACCATTCTGCCGATCCTGCGCGAGATCGGCAAGAACCCCGAGGCCGCGATGGCCTTGTACGGCCATGAGATCGGTCGGTGCGGTGCGTGCGGGCGTCAGTTGACCAACAAGCTGAGTCGGCGTCTGGGTATCGGCCCGATCTGCCGATCGCTGCGGGGCTGGTCGTGAGCGCCCCGGGCGAGGACAAGGACGAACTTCGGCGCCTCTGGGAAGCCGATATGGAGTATCGCATGTCGGAGATCGAAGCGGCCGAGATCAAGAACGAGTTGTACCAGAGCATCCGTGAGGCGCACGCGAACGGATGGACTGAGGAGGAGATCGCTTTGGAATGCAATCTGCCGATCGGGCGCGTGCGAGCGGCGATCGCGGAGGGACAGTAAGGTCGATCTGGTGACAGTGCTCGTGATCGGGGCGGCGATCGTAATGGTCGCCGTCCCGCTCGCGCTGTATCTCCTTGCAGGAATCTAACCAACAACAGAACGGACGGGAATGACCAGTACGGAAGACAAGCCCTACGTCGTGCGGACGAGTCTGGAGGAGATCGTCAGGACGAAGCTGTGTTTGGAGGCGCAGGTGATCGCCCGCATGGTCTCGCTGAGTGAGGGCTGCGAGTACGAACACGTCGAGGTCGTGGAGGCCGAGTCCGGCGGCGTGCTTGGCTACTACCTGAGCGGCGAGGGCTATCGCGTCGATGGCGACGAGGAGCCGATGCCGGACGATGCGCAGGGGCCGCTGGCTGCGCTCGACTGGGACACTCGCGGCATGACTCTCGCGCAGTGGAACAAGGGTTATGGCGAGGATAAGGCGACCGAGAACGAAGATCGCTACGCCGTGCTCCAAGAACTCGTGACGCGGTATGGTGTCGAGGCGTACCTGCCGAGCGAGCAGGACTGGGACAAGCGCGGCGGCCCCTCGGACTGAGCCATGAAACTCTCGCCCCGGTTTGTGTGTGCTAGCACACCTTACCGGGGCGCAGGGTTTGATACGATGCCCGGACGTACGTTCAACCCGTAGGAGAAAGGCAGAGCAATGGCAGAGAACGGTGTCAACGTGAAGGCGGCAATGGACGGGGACAGGATCACCCTCCACTTCCCGTTCGAGCGCGAGGCGTACACCATAGTCGAGCGCACCCCCGGGCGGTCGTTCATCCCCCGCGAGCGGGGCGGCCCGTACTGGACGGTGCCGCGCGACATGACGATCATGCGCGACCTGCGCCGGCAGCTTGGCAAGCGCCTGATTCTCGACGCCGCCGTCAAGGAATGGGCGCACGATATGGTGCGCCGCGAGAAGGTGCTGCTGAAGGTCAACGCGGCCAGTACCGCCGAGTTGCATCGGCTGCCCGACGTGTTGCCAGAGTTGCACGAGTTCGTGTCGAGCCGGCCGTATCAGCTGGCTGACATCTCGTTCATGGCCGAGGCCGTCAACCCGCTGAACGCGAACGCGCCTGGCCTCGGCAAGACGGTCGAGGCGATCGGCGCCATTTTCGAGGCCGGGCTTGACGAGGGCGCGCACTTGATCGTCGCGCCGCTGACGTCCATGGAGCCGGTCTGGTGGTACGAGCTAGACCGCTGGCAGCCGCACGCGATGCTGATGTCGCTCGGCAGCCAGAGGGCGCGGCACGACATCATTATGGAGGCCGTGCATATGGCCCGCGTCGGTGAGCCGTTCTTCCTCATCGTCAACCCCGCGCAGCTTCGCGGGAAAGACGCCGCGCATCTGGCGGCGACGAACTGGACGACGGTGACGATCGACGAGTTCCATAAGTGCGGACTGTCGAACCCGAAGACGAAGACCAGTGAGATTCTGCGCAGCTTCAAGGCGCAGAAGAAGATGGCCCTCTCGGGCACGCCGATCGGCGGCAAGGTCGAGAAGCTCTGGGCGGTGCTCAACTGGCTCGAACCCGAGACGTTCAAGTCGAAGTCGAACTGGATCCGCACCTGGCTCGAAACGCAGGTCGGGTACGGCGGGCATCTGGAGACGGGCGGGATCAAGCGATACCGCCTGGAGGAGTTCAACGAGTATCACGCGCAGTATATGGTGCGTCGGCTGCGCGAGGAGGTCCGCACGGAGCTACCCGACAAGCAGCGCATCGACATCTGGGTCGAGATGTCCGGCGAGCAGGCCGAGCAGTATGCCAAGTTCGCGTCTGAGGCCGAGATTCGCATCGAGGAGGAGTCGCTGTCGGCCATCGGCATTCTCGCGGAGTACACGCGCCTCCGGCAGTTCGCGATTGCCAAGCAGCGGCTCGTGAAGGAGCGCAAGAACCATAAGGACGGCACGTTCACCGAGGTCATTACGCCATACCCGACGGAGCTATCGTGCAAGCTGCCGCAGGTCGAGCGCATCCTTGGCGAACACGGGGTCTTCGATCACGATGGCACCGAGCAGGTCATCATCTTCAGCCAGTTCAGTAAGGTCATCAACATGATGATCCCCTGGCTCGAAGGGCTCGGCGTGAAACAGGAGGATATGGCCGCGATCACGGGCGCGACGCCTGAGCGCGACCGCGGCCCGATCATCCGGGACTTCGAGGCTGGCGGCAAGACGCGCATCCTGCTCATGACGACGACGGCTGGCGGCATGAGCATCACGCTCAACAAGAGCGACGCGATCATCTTCATGGATGAGACCTGGAACCCGGACGACCAGACGCAGGCCGAGGATCGCAACCGCGAGAACACTGCGACCATCTACTACATCAGAACGTTCCAGACGATCGAGCATCACGTTCACGAGACGACCAAGGACAAGGCAACCGTGAACTACAACATTCTGGACTTGCGGCGCCTCGGTGTCCGCGCGACGGGCGTTGTCGAGGAGACTCCGTTGGAGGAGTTCAAGCGGCAGATGAAGGCCAAGGGCATCGACGCCGAGGTCGAGATCAATCTGGGTGACCTGCCGGTCGCGGACGACATCGAGCCCGGCAGTCCCGAAGACCATTAGACTCGGCTCGTATTTGGAAATGCACACCGGGCGCCTCGTGTCAAGCCGAGTGATCGGCGGTTGATACAGGCGCCCGTATCGTGCCCGCAATCCCGCACCGTGCGGGGCGATCCTAGCCGGGGGTATGATCCGGGTTGACTAATCTACCCTCGCACTGTAGCCTCACCCTACGGGGCACGGGCGACCCCCTGCCGGGCATCGGCAAAGAACGGACGGCGGTACTGCGGACGCGCAGACCGAAGGAGAACAAGTGCCAAGTATGTCGGAAACAGATGGGAACAGGGCTGCGCGCAGGCCAGGCAAACGCCTGCCGATGCTCCGCACCAGCGAACGGCGATCGTACCTGCGATGCCGGCAAGCTTGGTGGTGGGAGTATGTCGAGCGCCTGAAGCCCAAGGACGAGCGCAAGGCATTGGCCTTCGGCACGCTCGTCCACAAGGCGCTTGAACTGTACATGCCCCCTGGCAGGAAGCGCGGCCCTCACCCGGCCATCACCTTTGAGGCGCTGTATGCCAAGCACCTCGCTGACGGCGGCATTGGTCTCGGGGCACGCGGCGAGGCCCTGGACGACGAGGACGCGAAGGGCGACTGGACGGACGGCCTCGCCCTCGGGCAAGCCATGCTCAACGGGTACTACGATCTGTACCATGAGCATGACAAGCGGTACGAGGTGCTGGCCTCGGAGTACAGCTTCAAGAGCCCGGTGCTGGACGAGGACGGCAAGGTCATCGCCTACTACGTCGGCACCTTCGACGGCATCTGGCGCGACCGGGGCGACAAGCGCAAGCCACTGCTGCTCAACGACTACAAGACGGCAGCGCAGCTGGATACGTCGTATCTGCGCCTCGATGAGCAGGCCAATGCCTACTACACCTTCGGCGTCGATGCCATGAAGCGCGACGGGCTGCTGCGCGACGACGCATCCATCAGTACGCTGCTGTTCAACTTCCTGGTCAAGAAGATGCCAGACGAGCGACCGACCGATGCCGAGGGGCGCGCGCTGAACAAGGACGGCAGCGTGTCCATGCGGCAGCCGTCGGTGCGCTACCATCGCGAGCCGGTGTACCGGAATGACAACTGCCGCGAGCAGGTCATGAACCGGGCCATCGATCAGTTCATCGAGATGCAACTGGCACGCGAAGGCGAAGTGCCGATCCTGAAGACACCAGATCGGTTCTCGTGCGGCTTCTGCGCCTACCGCGACCCGTGCGAGCTACACGAGATCGGTGAGGACTACCAAGAGTTCATCCGGCTCATGTACAAGACCTGGAGCCCCTACGACGCGCACGTCGTCTACGCAGAGGAAACCCAATGAGTCCTGCACGTTCCAGAGGTAGGACGGGGCCGCGCTCCGGGCTGCCTGCGCAGATTCAACCAATCGGCGCACGCCGCAACATCGCGATGCTGGTCTACGGGCATCCGGGCTGCGGCAAGACCGTGCTGGCAGCGACGAGCCCGCGCTGCCTGATCGTGCGGCCCCCGACCGACCACACCGTCGGCGTGCCGATTGGCAGCGAGGCGAAGGAGTGGGTCGTTCGCGGTTGGAACGACATCACCGATGTCGCGAACTACTTCCGTCACGACGAGGGGCCAGAGCACTTCGATTGGGTGTGGCTGGACTCGATCAGTGCCTTCCAGGACTTCGGCCTCGATGACATCTGGGAGGAGTTGATCGCAGCCAATCCGCACCGCAAGAACACGCAGCTGGATCGGCTCGAATACTGGAAGAACATGAGCCGCCTGACGGAGTGGGTGCGCGGCATGGTTTCCCTCGACACCGTGAACGTTGGCGTCACCGCCTGGGCGTTCAAGGACGAGGACGAGAACGGGCGGCCACTGTGGATGCCCTGGGTGCAGGGCAAGGCCATGCCGCAGAAGATATGCGGCTACATGAACCTGGTCGGCCGCCTGGCAGTGCAGACCCGACAGAAGGATGGTGAGACGTACAAGAAGGGTGACCAATACCGCATCATGTACACTGACCTCCAAGAGAAGTATTACGCCAAGGATCAGTACCTCGGCGCGTTTGGCGGGAAGATGTTGAACCCGTCGATGCCGAAGATCATTGGCGTGATCGACCGCGTGAACGCGGAGCGCGCAGTGCAATCCGGCACACTTGCAAACGGGGCGAAACCTGCTACGGTATCTAGGCGTGCGGGAACGCCCCGGGCGCGATCGTCAAACGGACGGCCCGACGACGGGCGGAAAGGCTAGGCAATGGCGAAGCTGAAGGCAAATCTGGAGGGTGTCGATCCCGGCACCGAGCGGCCCTGCCCTCCGGATGGCATCTACGAGGCGATGGTCGTCGAGATGATCGACGACAAGCCGGCCAACGGGAAGGACCCCCGGCTGGTCATCATCTCCGAGATCGTCAACGCGGACGACGAGCGGTACAACGGCTACCGCCTCTGGTCGTACTTCCCCTACGACAAGGGCACGAAGACCTGGTCGAAGGAGTCGCCGATGGCGTGGAAGGTCGTGCAGATGCTCATCGCACTGTACGGCACGGCCAAGGTCACGCTCGACACCGACAACCCGCCGGAGGAGCCCTTCCAGTTCAAGGGCAAGGTCGAGCAGTACAACAACCAGGATCGGCTGAAGCTCGACACCTGGCTGCCCCTCGACGCCGACACCGACGAGCCGGAGGAGGACGACGAGGAGCTGGAGGACGACGACGAGCTGGACGCCGTCGCGGAGGACGAGGACGAGGAGGAGGACGAGGCCAACGACGAGGACGAGGAGGAGGACGAGGAGCCCGAGCCGGCCCCGGCCAAGTCCCGCCGCTCGACGAAGGCCAAGGCCGCCGCCCCCGCCGCGAAGACCCGGCGCGGTGCCAAGGTCGCCGAGCCCGAGCCCGAGGAGGACGAGGAGGAGGCCGACGAGGACGAGGCCACTGACGAGGCCGAGGGCGACGACGTTCCGGACTACCCGGACTGGACGACGCAGGAGCTGGAGGACGAGATCAAGGTCCGCAAGCTCCAGGTCACGCTCCCGAAGAACGAGCGGGCCAAGCGCAAGGCGATGATCGACGCGCTCAACGAGGACGACGCGGCGGCCGAAGACCCGCTGGCCTAGTTCTCGCCGAAGACGGGGCGGGCTCCTTCCCTTGGGAGCCCGCCCCGCTTGTCGGGAGGCAATATGGACAAACCTAAGAAGTCGAAGATCAGGATCGACCTATCGGACTTGTCCATGACGGGCGAGGAGCGGAGCATTCTGGCACCGTACTTCGCCTCGACCGTGGCCAATCCGGACGGGTGGATCAAGATGCACTGCCCGATTCACGGCGACGCGAATCCGTCGGCCGGCGTCAACGTCTACACGAGTTGGTGGCGGTGTCAGGCGTGCGGCGAAGGCGGTACGATCGGCCAACTCATCAAGCGTCAGGCAGAATGGAAGCCGCCCGACTACAACCGGATCATCGGTGAGGATCCAGAGTGGGAGCCGAGCACCGCGAGCCGGCCGCTGCCGGTAGAGAGCCTGCCGCGCGAACGTGATCTGGCGGCAGGATCGAAGAAGCTGCT